ACATCCTGTACCTGGCTCGAAACAACGACACGGATAAGGATGTTTGTGTAGCCAGAGCATTGGCACCCACCAATTTTGCTCAGCAGCTGATTGTTGGAATGGGCTATCACTCGGCGTCGCCGAACGGTTTCATGACCGAGAAGCAGACAACGGTCACGGATACCGCCTCGGACTCGTTCAACCGTGCAGATGGCGAGCTGGCCGGATCCATGACCGATGGTGCTGGTCATCCTGGACACACCGGAGGGGCAGGCAAGACCTGGACGGCCAGGGTCGGCGACGTGCACATCGTCAGCAACAAAGCCAAGCCGAACTCACTGACAGGTGGGGTAGCAACGATCACCTATGACTGCGGGGCAGGGATACTGGACGTCATTCAAGCAGCCAGGCTGTATTTATCAGGCGGCGCGGCTGGCATTATCGTCAGATTCAAAGATAACGACAACTTTGTCTACGCGTATCACACCAGCACTAATGTCCGTTTGTATAAGAGGGTAGCGACTGTCGAGACGCTTTTGCTCGACGTTGCTGCGACCTACGTTGATGGCGCAGAAATCATCATCCTCGTGCAGGGTACGCGCTTCAAGATCCTCTACAACTACGCCTATATCGGCCAGGCGCTGATCAACGACGCCGACCTGCAAACAGGCACCAGCTGCGGGCTTATCTTTACCAGCACGGGCTCGAGCATTGACAACTGCTGGACGACGATCGCCGACGTGACCGTCAATATCACGGGGACGAACCAGGCACAGATCGGGATAGGACCGGACTTCACGACCGGCCTGCTCTGCACCGACACTGTTGCAGGTGAGGACTGGAGGCGCTATACCCGGATCATCATGGCAGTCAAGAGTACGAAAGCCATGGCTGCGGCTGAGCTGCAGCTCAAGATCGACGACACCGCACTGTGCGCCTCGCCTATTGCATCCATGGACTTCCCGCTCTTGCTGGCTGACTACACCTACAGCTGGGACCTATTATCGTCCATGACCTTTGATCTGTCCGCTACGGCAGGCGGAGACACCGTTCGTTCGGTTGGTCTGTACCTGACCGTCAACCCGACTGCTTACTTCGACATCGACGTCCAATTCTTCTTCGTAGATACCGAGGGCAAGATCATTCCGATCGGAGATAAGTCGGACAAGATCAAGTCTTTGCTTATGTATGGCGACCCCGAGACGCCCTGGGTGCTCAAAGAGGGCGGGATATGGGAGATCACCAACGATACCGCGCACCAGGTCCGTGTCACCGGCATGGAAGCTATCAAGTCGAGCGATAATGGCAAGGCTGCCATAATACACGATGTGTACCTGTTCTTCGCCCTGGGGCAGTCCTACGAGCGCTACTTCAGGCAGACGGTAGATGACGTTGGCCCGAATAAGGACGCCGGCTTGCCTGTTCTCTACCAGGGCAACATCGTCCATGCGGTTGACTATCCGAGCGGCGTGATCTGCGCGGTAGATGGGGGAGATGGGGGTTACTCATCGGTCGTATTCTACAACGAGAGCGGCTGGCACTGCATCTACCGGGCTCCGCGCATAGGACTGCGGATCAGGCGGCTGTACCTGCAAGCTATCCCCGGCAACCCACCGGTGCAGCGCTTATGGATCAGCCAGGGTGCGGATGTCCTGTGGGTCCCCATCTCGATCAATCCGGTCAACGACAGCAGCTACTGTTTTATATGGGAAGGTGTGGTCACGACCAGCTACTTCTCCTCGGGGATGCTGGATGTCAACAAGTTCTACAAGAGCCTGAAGCTGAAGGCCAAGAACCTGAGCGCAGCCGGCTGCACGGTCCTTGCTCAATACCGGGCTGATGAAAGCACGACCTGGATATCACTCCCTACCGCGTTCGATACATCGCCGGGGCAGGAGAAGGATATGACTACCGACTACAGCCTGACCGGGAAACAGCTGCAGATGCGCCTGATCCTGCGCACGAGCGACACGACTAAAACGCCCACCTTATTGGCTTCGGTCCTGAACGCTTTCGTCATCGATCCGGTGAAGTTTACCTTCACCATGAATTTCAGGGCAGCCGACCGGGATGTGGACCTGAACGGAGACTTCGATCCAGTAGGCGCAAAGGCGAAGGTCGACCAGCTGAATGCCTGGATCGCGGACGGTAAGCCGCTGACCATGAACAGCTGCTCCGACCTTTACGATAGCAAGATACTTTTCCCGCTGCGCCAGCCGGTCAAGCCACTGGAGATCATCAAAGAGGAAGGTGGCCGCGAGGTTCATATCTGCCAGATAATGCTGCTCGAGACATGAACGCCTACAAGCTCGTCATCCCCAGGTTAAGAGCACGCGCAAAAATACCGACACCTCAACTAAAAGCAATCCCCACTGTAGTTACTCCCACAAAGTCTATCCTGATCCAGGGCAAGGTGCCTGGCTCTATCCAGGAGGTATGGGTTGCATGGGCATTTGTCACGTTGCGCGAGCCATTCCAGTATCAGGTCGTGCTATATGGCGGCAAACAGGTACGGGGTGGCCAGGTCCTGGACTTTCTGCTAACCCGTTTCAATACTCCGGTCCAGGTGTTCGGTGATCGCTGGCACTCTCTGCGCACAGCCGAGGATGCTTATAACCTGTCAGTCCTGGAAGCACTTTACGGTGTTCCGCCTGTGATATTGTGGGGACATGAGCTGACCAGCCCAGAGGCAACACTTTCGACTGTAAGAAGGAAGCTACATCTATGAACCTGCGCAGAATCATCGACCTCCTCGAGCGCCACCTGCCCTTGACAGCAGGCGATAAGCGCGTCCTGGATACCGAGCTTCTTCAGCTCGAAGGCACGGTCAAGGACGTGGGCTCGACCATAGGCCCGGGCGGGCGCGTGACACAGATGGTTTCGGGCAACGTCTCGATCCGTCAGGAGTATGGGCTGTGGATCATCAACCCTGATGGCGGCGCTACTACGGTGGCGCTCGAACCCGATGGGGATGTAAGGATCGGCTCGGATGTCAACGACGTGACGCGCACGGGCTTCAACGTGTTCTCACACGACCAGCGTTACAACGGGGAAAACCTGGGTGAGGGCGATATCCTGTTTGGTGACAACTCGACGAGCAAGGCTAATATGATCTGGGACCGTAGCGTAGGCCAACTGCGTTTTAGATCAGGCCAGGCCAACAAGATCACTATAGGCACGGACGGCAACTTTATAATTGCCAACCAGCTTAGATCGTCCAACTACGCGGCAGGGGCAGCCGGATTTCTTATCGATGGTCCCACCGGTGACGCCGAGTTTAACAATATCACCGCGCGCGGGTCGATCATCACCTCGGTGTTCGTCAAGAACCTGATCGAAGCCAAAGCCGGCTCTTTGATGGTCGCTTACTCGGCAGGGATGCTGCACACCGATATGACCGTGCCGATCTCGGGCACATGGGTGATGGTGATAGCCGACCCGCCGGGCGGGGGCTTCCTGTTCCAGAATGGCGACGTTTGCAAGGTCAAAGAAGTCTTTGTAACTTCGGTCATAGAATTGTTCTTCACGGTTTCCGGTCGGGTAGATAACGCCAACGGTACACAATCTTATACCTGCACCTATGGCAGCGGGGATAGGAGTGTACAGCGTGTCTACAAGGCCGGTCTGCCGGTAGTAGACATGGGGCAGAGCGGGCAGGGGTATCTCTACATGACCGCGGACGACGCAGCCGCGCCTTTCTACTCGGTCAGGTCGTGGGTGACAAACCCCTGGACGGCAGGAAATATTACTGAGCGGGCTCGCCTGGGGAACATGAACGGAGCGTTCGGGACAGGAGCGAACAACCGCTACGGCTTTGGAGTGGGGGACTATACGGGCGGGAACTACATGAGTTATAACGCGGAGACAGTTGGTGGATTTATTTTGAAGGCGGGCGGCGGGAGTGTTGCCATAGATACATCCGGGATACAAATAGAAAATGGTCTCACTTCTAGACTCATGTTTACCAGTTCTATCGGGGAAAAGGGTGCAGGCAAAGGCGTCAATTTTATTGCTTATGTAAAAGATTTTATCATTCACAATTATGAGGTTGGAGGTTACCTTAGAAGCGCAATTAATATGACCGACGGCTCGACCTCCTATACCAGGCTCTGGGAAATAAGTCCCAATGCCATGCGGTTTGACATATCAGTTGCAACTGCTGGGTCAAGTTTCTGTGTTGGCGGGGTGGTATTGGACAGTGGGGGTGATATCCGGGCAGAGGGCGGTATCATCGCCGGCAGCATAGGCATTGACCCGGCTGTGGGTACTATTAACACCGACCATGTTGATACACTGACCGAAAACCTCGCAGATGCTTATGCAGGCGCATTTGGTTCGCAGCCAGGCTACACCGGCGCATACACAATTACACGCCACAATTTTATTAACCTGGTGAACCCCAGCCTGGCGGGAAGCGCAGTCCTTACCGATGCCTGTGTTTTCAGGTTCAATGCAGCAGCCGGAACCCACAAGGCAGTGGACTCCGGCACAACCAAAACCACCCCAGGCACGGTCGACGCCTGGATGAAGATTAATATCAACGGGACTATTTACTACATTCCGGCCTATACAAGCAAGGCCAGTTAGGAGGTTAAAGTGGCTAAAAATTTTCATGGTAAAAACACAGATCAACTCGCAGTCTTACTACAAGCCAAAGACCACAAAGAACAAACCAAGCGCGTCCAGGAGTTGATACAACTCGTGCAGTCGCCGGTGATCGATATAGTAATCCGGGCAGACCCGCGCTTTCAATCGGTGGATGTGGTCGTGATCGGCGGTAACATCAACTTCGAGAGCGCCTACATGCTCCTGGACCGGGCGCGTGAGTGGCTGAGACAGCGTGAGCTCAAGGAAGTCACTAAACCTGGCCAGGTGCAAGCGCCTATAGCTGAGCAAACGTTAGTTGTGAAGCCAACACCTGAACCCGAACCTGTGCCCGTGGAGGCAGAACCATGAAACTGACATTGGATATCAGCGGTAATGACGGTGTGTGGGTAGCGCAAAAAGCTGCTGAAATGGGCATAAAAAAGGCCACTATCCGCGCCACATGGGGAACCCTAGGAATAGATAGCCGGTACACTTATAACATCCAGCAAGCGTTATCCAATAACATTGAGCCAGTCCACTACCACTGGTACACGCCTCGGCGTGATCCAGTGGTCCAGGCTCAGCACTTTGCCAAGTATGTGATAGAGCCAGGCGACTTGATGGTGGATCTGGAAGATTACTTAGGGGTGACTGGTTATATGGGGATGGGTTTAGAGTTGAGATATTTTACGGATAACCTGAGCCTCTACACCCACCGAACCATCCTATTCTATGCCAGCCCCAATTACATCAAATCCTATCTGACAGGCGCTCGCTGGCTGAATGATTACGGCCTGGTCGTCGCCAACTGGGACGTGGCGCATCCCTATGTGCCACTGCCCTGGTATCCAGATTGCCAGGTGGCCTGGCAGTTTACCGCGAAAGCCTTCGCGCCTGATTTCGGACTGGCGCAGTGTTTGCAGTGTAGCCTGTACTGGTGGTACTAATCATAGTATCTTTATAATCCTTTCCTCCAGGTGAGGTTTACAAAGCTGCTATAAACTTCTTGCCATTTCCCTGCGTCGGCAGGTGATATTCTATCTCCCCTTCGATTTTCTTATTCACCCTCTGCGCTCTTATCTCACTGATAAAGCCGCGCAGGACGATTGCTTTGCCCCTGTCGTCCTCCCTATCCAGCGCAATCCTGGCATTTTCCACTACCGTAATCATATCGATTTTGATATCTTGACGCGAACTGTCAACTTCCAATCCGGCGATCTGCTCTCTCAATTCTCCCTGATGTCCTTCGAGATCTCCCAACTCGGCAAGCAGAGCAGCCGAATGGCCGTGCTCCTTGATGGCTGAAATGATGCGGCCAATGGATACTTCCAGGTCGGCCAGGTCATGGCGGGCACGTTCGAGCGCGGTATCCTTTTCATCTCCCCGTGAGGCGATCTGAGAGCAGACTTCTTCATATATGTCGTTCAACACGACCGGTTCCAGGATGCGCTGCTGCATGGCTGTAAGCACACGGGCCTCCAGCTCACCTTTCGGGATATATGGCGCACCGCAGTTATAACGTCCCCCTTCGTGGTTCTTGCAGCGGTAATAGTCGTATGACTTGTACTTCTGGCGGGATATCCACCCGTACATGAAATTGCCGCACAGGGAGCAGCGCAGCAGGCCTGTGAGGATGAAGCGGCTGCGCAGCACGCGCGGATGGCTGCAGCCGTATCTTTCCATGTGCTGGCGGTTGACCTCCTGGGCAGCCTGCCACGTGGCTTGGTCCACAATAGGCTCGCAGAAATCGGGGATCTCCATGCCGCCGTAATCGAATACGCCGGTGTAGATGCGCCTGCATAGCGTCCGGTTATATATCGTGATCCAATTGTGCAGGTGGGTGGCTTCGTGGATCTCGCGGTAGGTTGCCCCGTTAGCGCGCATCTCGAAGGCCAATTTGACCAGGGGCGCAACCTGGGGATCCGGGACCAGGCGGTTGACCAGGTGTGGGCTTCCGTCCCTGCGCCTGCCGATCTCAGCAGGAGAATAGAGATAGCCGAGCGGCGGCTTCCCTCCTGGCTTGGCGTGATATACAGCGGCGATGAAACGCTGGCCGCGCTTGATGTTCTTGGATAAGTCTTCTGAATATTTGGCCGTCTTCCAGGCGGTAATAGACTCGAACAGTCGCCCATCGAGTGTGTCTGGGATGTGGTCGGTGATCGAGTAGACGGCGTATCCCTTACGGCGCAGGTAGGTGATGTAATATTGAAAATCGTCAAATTGTCTGGCTATACGGCTGTATTCCCAGATGACCACCCCGGCTTCAGGTGCATTGCTTTCCAAGTAAGCGACCATCTCCAGGAATCCGTCACGTCCGGCCAGGGATGTGCCCGACCTGGCCGCGTCCATGAAAAGGCGGGACAGGATGTAGCCGTTATCGCGGCACCACCTGCCGATGCTTTCCTGCTGCTGGGGGATGGATAGGTTCTGGTCGCGGCCACCACTGTCGCGCAAATAGGCGACCAGGCGAGAGCCGGCAGAGAAGGGTAGGTCTGACATTATTTTATATTATTGATGATAGCCAGGCCGAAGGCGATCAAGACCCAGCCAACGATGATCCAATTCCATGCCTTCTTAGACGGCTTAAACAAGACCCGAATGAGTATCATTACTACAGTCATAATCAGGGTGGCGCCGACAAGTTGATTCATTTTTATCGAAACTTTCTTCTTGTGAAAGTGTCGTCGGGAACAACTGTGATTTCTTTCTCTAAACGGGATAAATCATTTTTGACGATCGTGACTTTTTCGCTCCAAAGCCGGTTAATTTTCGGGACCTTGATGGTATAGCTTCCGTCCTTGTTTAAGACGCCTAAAAAACTGCTTTCTAAAATCCAGCAATGACCTTCCTTGTCCTTGAAAACGCCTTGAAGTATAAATTTCTTTTTCATCATTATTATTTATAGGACTTGCGCCAACCGTTAGCCTTTGCCTCTGCTTCCGTGCAGAACCAGCGTTCTCCGTAGTCAGTATTGATCACAGTCGAATTGTAAAATGCCCCACTGGGCACGTGGTAAATTTTTTCCTGTGTATCGACGCTGATATTGCCCTTGATATCACATCTGTCTTTGTGGTAGGTGCAACCTTTTGGGCATCCTGTGCCAGTACATCCCACCAAAAACGACAGAATTACGATGCAAAATAGAAGTCTTTTCATTGTTTTTCTAATTTCAGTCTGGCTATTTTCACCAATTCATCACGCTCGGATTGGGGAAGTTGTGATGAGAGATGTATTAATTCCTCAATTCCTTCAACCCTGTGATTCTCCGGTAGTAATCCCGCCATTTCAAGAAGTCCAACTGGTGGGTAATTGAAATATTTGGCTATCTTTTTACAAGTTTCAAAACTTGGCATTTCCCCATAAGTAGATATTGCCGTGATTGTCGGATGCGAAACGCCAATCTTCACGGCCATTTGTCTTATGCCCAAATTTTCTTTTTTCCTATTCCCCTCGAACCAATCAATGAATTTTCTTGGTGCTTTTTCCATGTAGTTAATCTAACAGAATTGTAAGTAGGAGCTCTTTCCATTTTGGAAAGTGGGTATTGACAGATTAGCATAGATAGTCTATACTGGTAAATAAATCTACCAAATTGGTAAGCAGATGTAGCCAGGTAGATCTATGAACTGGCAAGGATTAAATATGACCTTAGAAAACCAAACTTCAGTAATAATCAGCAAAGAACACTCAAGCAAACTCAAAAATCTAGCCGATCACTTCAAGCGCAGTAAGACCATGCAGCTTGAGTGGATGATCGATATCGAATGGCTGACGCTGTTCGGTAAAGAGCCAGAACCGGTTGCTGTGAAACTGCTGGAAGAGTTGCCGTTCTGAGGTGGGAGGCGTGGCTATGTTTCAACTCGAGCTTCACGTTTTTTGCACATCAGATAGCCAGAAATTACTAGGGGTTGTCGAAAATCGGATAAAGGAAGTCTTATCCTATTATTCTAATTATTTCGATGGCTCAATTTTAGACGACATTGAGATCGGCGGCGGTGTTACGGAGGTGTCAGGTGTGCAAAACAACCCTGAAAGCCTGCCGGACTAAAGCCGACTTCGTCGGCTACGCTCAATATATGGGGGGCGAGATTATCCATTGCACCCACGGCGTGAAAATATTCGGCCCAAAAAAGACGGGGTACGCTGTGATCCACAGCAACCATTGTAAAGAGCTGGCGACCGGAACCCGGGCAACGCTCATAAAGACCTTTATTGCCATTGGCCTGGCTCTAATGATCCTGGCCAAGATTATCCTGCCTGTACTTGCGGGGGGATAGCTATGAGCATATTAATGAAAACCAATCTAGCCTACCACGCGGCCATTGTCGAGCTGGTACGCAAGATCATCGAGATCATGACGGAAAAGCAGAGTCTTATTGAGATCAATATAGCAGAACAGGGAGAACCGGCGTGATTAAGCGCTATTTGGGTTCTGTTCTGGACAAATTCGGGTTTATTGTGATCTCAAAAGACCGTTATTTGGAGCTAATTATGAGCAAAGCGAGAGAATGGCCCAATGTGGCAGCCGAGGTACGCGATCAGGCTGCCGAGGATGCGATCAGGATCGAGCGGATCAGCACCACGGCGCTGACATCGCACCTGGAACCCGAGGAAAATATGCGCTCCTGGGGGCTCGTCGCCAAAATCTCTCAGCATATCCTGAGACTGCTCGAGTCGGTCGGCGCAAGGACGCGTCCATGATAGTGTGCTATCCAGTCTTACTTTGGATAGTGGTTATTTTGGTCGCGAATTTTCACGACTGGTATTCTAATTTCAATCGAGAAAGGAAATGAAAATGCAAGAACTAAAATCCCCCGATATCGAAAAGCTTTATAAACTTGATGAAGCGTTGAAGCAATTAGGTGTTTCAGAAAGGTCAACTTTGACGCCAGTGAAGGTACAGGTTCAGGAAGACCCGCATAAATTAACTGTCACTTTATCCATTGGCACTCAAGACCTGGTACTTTCGATAATCCAGGCGAGAGACCTGGCCTTCGAAATTCGAAAGGCCGCTAACCGAATGAACAATATCCGGTTAGAGAGAGAGGCCCAAAAGCACAGGAAGTATTTAGGCGAAAAGTGAGGGAGTCATGACCTGGGCCTTTATCATTCTTCTGGTAGTGGTGTTGATGGTCGCAATCGACCACATTTGGGACGCCGAATAAGGTTTCGATAATTGCACTTATAGAAAGCATGAAAATGACTGTTTATTATTGGAGAGTAAAAACCAGACTACCAGAAAGATTCGGACAGCTATGTAAAGTTCTTGTTCGAAGCATAAGGATGAATAGTTGTTTAGTTGAATTTATAAGCGATGGTTACAAGGTTGTTACATCAAGGAATTATTTAAGAAAACAATCCCTGCCTATCTCGCGATTAAAGGTGTCGATTGTTGGGACCGAGCCTGCCGCTGCCCCCCCCAGTGGCTTAACGGATAGGCGGGGAACTCTCTAAAGAAAGGAGGATGATATGACAGCCCCACAGAAAAATGAAGTCGTCTTCCCGCCGATGGATTCCGAGACTGAAGCAAAAGTACGCGGTCTGTTGAAATCGATCGGTGGGTTCATGGACGCAGAGCTGGTCCCACAACTAAAGACCATCATGACGGTTCCAATTCCCCCCGACCGTTTCGATATCTACACGGTCCTGGCTAAGATCTCTCTTTCTATAGATATCAACAATAAAAAGAAAGATCAAAAACCATCAAAAGAACCGGCTAAATAAGAAGTCTATGGATGAGTATGGAAACTTAAAGAAAGGAGGATGAATGTCAGCACTAGATAATGCACAGTACATGCTAGACAAGTCCCAGGGAGATATACGTAGCGAGGATTATAAGCACGACCTCGAGATGCAGGCCTTGATTAGCGCAGTCATCGCTGTGGCTCAGGCGCTAGAAGAGATAAACAGAACGATGCGCAACCAGGACCTCGTACAAATAGACAAGGTCCGGTCGTAATTAAATCGAGAAGCCTGGCAGGGTCCAGGCTTCTCAAAAGGGACATCTTACGGATGCCTCTTCATTATACCAAAAAAAAAGGAGAGAATTAAATGTCAACAGATATTCAGAAATCAGAAAAACCAAAGAACCGGCTGGCCATCATAAGAGAATACGCACGATCCGATGAGATAAAAGTACGGTTCTCTGAGATTGTCGGTAAAAACAATGCCAGCGCCTACATCAGCTCGGCATTAATTGCGGTTGCCAACAGCGAGCAACTCCAGGAGTGCTCCCCGCAGTCCATCTTAACCAGTGCCATGCGCGCTGCCACTCTGCGATTATCCTGCGATCCCGCAACCAAGCAGGCGTGGCTGGTGCCCTTTTCAAAGCGATGCACCCTAATCATTGGCTACATGGGTCTGTATAACATGGCAATCCGCACCGGCAAATATCGCTACCTGCACGTTGCAACTGTTTGGGAAGGTCAAACGGTGGAGGAAGATCAGCTGAAAGGTATCCATAAAATCGTAGGGCATTCCACCGCCAGTAATCCAATTGGCTATATGCTTTACATGGAACTTGTCAACGGTTATAAAAAGACCGTCTACATGACGGTCGAAGAGATTTTGGCACACGCCGAGAGGTACTCGAAGAGCTTCAAAAAGCCGGAAAGCCCATGGAATACCAACCGAGACGAGATGTGCAAGAAAACCGTCATGCGGTTGGGGATTATTCATTGGGGTTATCTCGATCCCTACGACATCAATATGATAGGTATGGTTGATGAGAACGGGGGATCGGTGGAAGATGAAGATTGGGACAGGGAAACGGAAGAACTGCCACCACTTGAAACAATCGTAACAGGGCGCGTTGAAGTTCAACACAGGCGGTCGGAAGCAGAGATATTGAATGATCTGGGTTTTGATACCAGCCCCACTTCAACAAAAATCGCACCAACTCCCGCACCCGCAGCGCCCAATATACCGCTGACCGTTGAGAATGTTCGCCCTTATGCACCCGAAGTATTGCGTAAGGAACTGTTCAATTGGTCGAAAATACACACTACGGATATAGTCACACATGACCAGAAGATGGTGATTTCGAACATCTTGAGAACGGTCTTACAGGATGACGACAAATCGACCAAGACGAATAGACTGCTCGATTGGCTTTTCAAGATCGGAAATGTTTTCGATATCTATCAGCCAGTCCTTGCGGCCATGCTCTTTAGTTGGCTCAAACCCACCTGGGATTCGGGTGGAGGCGCACACGTCTCGAAAGATGTCGAGCACGAAATCCTTGCGGCTTATGTAATAGCGGATGCGAATGATCTAATCGCTACCATTAAAAAAGACATAGAGGGAGGCCAGATCGGTTTACCCTTACAACAACAGGAGGAGCTGGAATGAACACCGACCAGGAACAAGGAACAGAACCGAAAACCGAGGTAGTAGAAACTCACGTGGATCCCCAGCTCAACGAGTTGGTCCACAAGATGGCAGCCTGGCGCAAGCAAGGAGTAGTTGCCACCGAGAAATTGAACGAACTCTACAAGAAGCTGGAAGAGAACAAGGACTTCCGGCTCTGGACCAAACTGCACAACGAAGCCAAGGATAAAACCACGACGGTCCAGGCGGAGATCGAAAAACGGGCCAGAGAAATTTATGACCATACAGCGAACAAGAGCCCTCACCCGGCAGTGAACATCAAGGTTTTTGTAGAGCCATTCTATAAGGACGAAGATGCTCACGCCTGGTGCATGGATCACTTACCGAAAGCGCTGAAACTGGATCCTGCTTTCTTCAAAAGACACGCTAATGCTGTACGAGAGACTGCACCATTGGAGTTTGTCCAGTTTGTACCCAGACTCTCGATACAGATCAAAGGCGACCTGGCCGAGTTCGACAAGGATGAAAAAACCCAGTGAGGGTTTTTCATTGGGGCAGGGAGATGGTCGCTAGAAATGTCGGGCGCCATGCCCTGCCCCATCACAACTGCTACACGAGAGTGTAGCCATTCTTCTCTCCTTTCGAAAGCCCCTGGCCTTCCCTGCCTAGACCAGGGGTAGAGAATAAAAATATGAACGTCTCTGATTTTGTCGCCGGCTTCTGTCTATCTTTCGTCATTATTTTGGGGGTTATCACTCTGGTCTTTGGAGTTCGGATCACCATCACACACAAGAAATAACCGGGCCAGTTTAAAGTGGCATCAATTCTTTAACATTGAGACAGAGACATGATGGGAGGATTTGCTATGAATAAAAAAGTAAATGGAATGATTGAAGAATTACAGCAAGTAAGACTAGATTTGATTAAAGATAAGGCATGTTGTGGAGCTTTGGAAGCCTATCGTAAATCGGGATTTGAGTGGCCTTTTTACAAACCCATCATGATTGAGACGAAAACGGGCCAACTTAAAACGAGCGGTTGGCACATCAATATAATGCCTTCGCTGTCATCGGGTAAACCAGATAGCCAAAACCGTATTCTGATTAGACTTGAGTATTGTCCTTTCTGTGGTTTAAAGTTGATTCATTATGGTCCCGATGAAGTTGAACCCATTGAATAACTATGAGCTGGCGCTCTTACATCAAGCTGTTCATAGAAATTCTGGATGATCCCAAAATGGCAACGATGTCCGATTGGCTCTGGAGACGTACCATAGAGCTGTTCCTCCTGGCGGGAGAGAACGGGGACGATGGTACGCTACAGCCCGTGACCACCTTAGCGTGGCGCCTTCGAAGGTCAGAAAAAGACCTGGTCGAAGGGCTAGGTGCTTTGGAGGAAGCCGGGGTGGTGAATAAATCGCCTTCAGGTCAATGGATGGTCACCCATTTTGAAGAACGGCAGCGCGCTTTGACCTCGACCGAGCGCGTTGCTCGATATAGAAAGCGAAAGAAGGACGAAGTCATCGATGAAACGAAAACGTTACATGAACGTTGCTTAATTAATAAAGATAAAGAGGAGGAGGAAGAGGTTCCTCCTCCTCCTCCTGTCTTGTTTGAGTCTCAGGAGAGGGGGGAGTGGGGGGAGAACCCAAAAACGCAACGATCCGTTACAGAACCGTTGCCAAAACTTTTCCCGAAAGTGCTCGAAAAAGAGATGCTGGATGCTGGAATTTTCCCATCTCTGCTGACCGAGATCGCTTCCTACGCTCGCACGACGAAAGAACTGCGAGCGCTGCTTTCGTGGAGCTGGATCGATAACCCGAAGGCGCCGGCGAAGTTATTTATAGCCAGGCTGAGAGCCCGTGCCTCAGCCCCGTACCAATACTACGGTAAGAAGTGCCCACAATGCGGACTGTACGGGGCACATAAGCCGGGTTGCAACGGGGCTTACGCCGATTGGAATACGGTATGACAGAACCTGGCCGGCTCTGCGACTGCGGTCACTGGCAAGACGATGACTTTCACTGTGCTTTATGCGGCGAGCAGCCACCCTGGGGCTGTGATTGTGAGGCTTGTAATGCCTTTTACGACGATGACGAGGAAGAGGATTTCGATGACGATTACGACGATGAAGAGTGGGAGGATGAATGACTAACTTACCTTATGCCGAAGAAGTCAATTACTGGCAGACCAGCCAGACATCGCCGGACCAGTGGATGGAGCGCACCTGCAAGCTTATTTCCGAATTGGGTGGCACGATCATGGCTGAAGGGTTCGGGCGCGAGCCGAACACAGGCAGGGCGGCTTACATGCTGGCGTTCAAGATCGGCAGCGACGAGTTCAGGATCGTATGGCCGGTTCTGCCTACCCAAAGCCAGAAGAGCGAGCGGGCGGCCCGCATACAAGCCGCAACTTTCCTGTTCCACGACACGAAGGCCAAAGTCCTGAAAAGCTTCATCTTCGGGGCAAGGGCAGCTTTCTTCGAATACCTGATGCTGCCGGATGGGACGACGGCGGCAGAGGCGACGAGCGAGGCTCTGATGAAGGCCATGCCCGAGCTTTTCAGCGGCGTTGAATTACAACGCAGGCAACCGGCGCTTGGATCAGGGGACGTGGAAGGTGAATATAAGGAGTTATGAGCGGGAATGAATTACGAGACCTCTCTTGAAATTGAGATTGCGGTTGCAGGCTGGTTTGATTACAGCAAATATGTGATTGTGCCTAACCTGCATATGTATGGCGATTATGAATGTGATTTGGTATTGTTGTCAAAGCTCGGTTACTTATATGAGGTTGAAATCAAGGTCTCTCGCTCTGACCTGATTCGGGACAAGAAGAAACGAAAGTGGGGTTGGTCTTACATGATGCACAAGACAAGAAAGATGTGGTTTGCAATCCCCGAAATCCTGGAGAATGCGATTGCTCATATACCGGAGCAAGCCGGTGTGTTGTCTGTAAATAAGTTTGGGTATGTAACCGAGGTAAGGAAATCCAAGATAGATAGTAAAGCCCGAAAACTATCAGATAGAGACCAGTTCAAAGTCGCTCGTCTAGGCGCAATGCGAATATGGAAGTTGAAAAAAGCCTTGCTAAAATAACTGGTTTAAAAGGAAGATCGTAGGATGCAAAGGAAAAGGATAACCATTTGTTACCGAGGTCATTTACCGCGGATGAGCAAGAGCGCCTGTGTAAGGTCCTGGATGTCTTGCCTCTCGAGATATTAGAGAGACTGGCAGCCAGGCTGAAAGCTATTATGACCAGGCGCGACGGTTACGGCCAGGTGACGATCACCATAAGCAAAGGGCATCTGCATCTGTTGATCGTAACCCACCATGAAGTTTTAGTTCACTCACAATTTGAATAGGAGGATAAAAAATGACCAATCAACTGACAGTCAAAATCAATATCCAAGACTGGCTCGAAGAATGCCAGCGAGACGAGCTCGAAGTAAAAGAAAAGGCAGACATCATCAAGGCCATCGAAGAGGGTAAAAGCACCTCTAAGGTTGCGTGCGCTGCATTGGTTTGCAGAGAACTCAGTGTGGCACAGGAGGACATAATCCGACCCAACAAGAGTCTTCTGCTTGACGGAGCAAGCGGCAATATCATCAGCATAGTGCGCAATCAGACGCATGAGGTAACTCTATTCTCTGGTGCGGTTGAAGAAGTCCACGACTTCAACGGTCGTATTACCAATGTGAATGGAACAGAACCGGAAGCCGAGGATGACACAGGTCCATCCTTCGTAGGAAAAAACGACCCGCTTTATATCAAGCGGGCGCAGAGATACCTCGAAGAACGTGTGCCAGGACATATCGAACCCCGACTGATACAAATCTACGAAAGCGGCGGAGATGTGCACGAGGCGATCAAGATGCTGCACACTATTTTAGATGAGATGGAGACGAGGATATTAGGGTAAGCCAACCAAAATATGAAACCCAAGCAGTCGGTGCGAGCCATAATCACAGTGAAACCCAAGTTGGTGGTGCGAGCCACACGTAACGTGAAACCCACATTCTGTGTGCGAGCCAATGTAAATATGAAGCCCAAAAGATGTGTGCGAGCCAGGAGAAGCGTGAAACCCATACGCCAGGTGCGAGCCACATAGTCTGTGAAATCCAAAAAAGTAGTGCGAGCCATCCCGCTCGTGAAACCCATGGACCGAGTGCGAAAGGACTATTCCTATGAAACCCAAGAACTCAGACAGCGATAAGCGGCCCGACCCCAAGCCACGCAAGCTAGCCCACCTATGGCAAGCTTATCTGATTTGGTATGAGCTGGTTCAAATGCGCAAACGTCACATCCTGCGCATATCCTCCATCGAAAAAGGAAAGAGCAACCTGGATAAACCCGTTGAAACCGCCTTTCTGGAGGATATGCAATTGGACTATCGAATAAAGGAAAGAGACAAACAGATGATCGAATGGGGCGAAATGTCCGGCCCAATCTGGCAGTGGATCACCAGTATCCGAGGATTAAAAAGCGGCAGCCTGGCAGCGCAACTCCTGGCACAGATCGACGACATCGGCAAGTTTGCAACCGTCTCAAAGCTATGGCGATTTGCAGGTATGGCGGTCGTTGACGGTCATCGTGAATACGGCAAGAAAGGCGAAAAAAGCCACTACAACAAGCTGTTGGCTGCACTTTGCTGGATACTGTCAGATGAATTCATTAAACAGCAGACGCCTCTTTATGTTGAAATCTACTATGAAGAGAAGGCCAGGCTAAGACGGCTATATCCTGAGCCGATCCCCATCCCGCCGGACAACGGTAGCAAGTGGAAAGAAAAATACACCGACTCTCACATTGACCGCATGGCAAAGCGCAAGACGGTAAAGATATTTTTGTCTCATCTATGGCTGAAATGGCGTGAATTTGAGGGGTTGCCAATATCAGAACCCTATGTTTTCGCAATCATGAAGCACACTAATATGATTGAGCCATGCCAGCTGTGAAACCCAAAATGGTCATGCGAGCCACCATGAATGTGAAACCCAATGAGATAATGCGAGCCAGTGCATAGAAAAGTAGAGTGATGCAAAGTGAAGCGATCCAAGAACGGCAGCCAGATGTAGTTGATTTTTTCCTGTAACCTGCTATAATGTAATTAACCTAGCTGTTTGGGCAGACCAACGGGGCCAATGGCCCCGTTTTTGTTTAATCCAAAGGAGGAAATATGAATATCGTGCTTGCTCTGGTGCTCTTCGCTGTGGCATTTGCGCTGGCGTTCCTGGTTGAGGGTTTTACAGAGTACGCCTTCGGTGCGCCGTTCGATCATATCGAGAAGCTCAAGCCTTTCAAGTGGCTGCTGATGTATATAGCACTCGCGATAGGTGTGCTGCTCTGTCTTTTCTATAAGCTTGACTTGATTGTGCTTATAGCTTATGTCGTCTCTTTACTCGCTGGTGGAGCGGTCGTCTGGCCTACAACTACAGTTGGCATGATTTTATCCGGCGTAGTGATCGGTCGTGGCGCGAACTACCTGCACGATTTTCTGGTGGCTGTGCTCAAGAAGCCACCTGTGCCGATAGGGGGATAGTATGGCTGGTCATGACTGGCTAGACGTATTAACAGCTCTTGCCGGTAACCTGCTCGGCCTGGGTGGTATCGGGGCGCTGGTTACAGCTCTCATCTACTTGTTCAAGGCGAGGGGTGAGGGTAGAAAAATCCACGCCGATACCGATAAGACCGAGGCCGAGACGATCAGTCTCTACCAAAATATTGCCGACCGGTCGGCTGATAGAGCTTTGAAACTGGATATCCGTGTATCTGTCCTGGAAGCACTCGTAGCTAAACAAGCGAAGGAATTGCAGAGGGTGCGTGATTGGGCAGAGCGATTGGTGAAACAGGTGATTGAGCTGGGAGCGGAGCCGGTGAAGATCGGGCCTGAATAACGGAGGAGCTATGGCAACAGCCAAGTACAAACCAAAAGGCAAGGTAGGCACCGGGGCTCGCTTCAAGCAACTGAAAGGCAAGTTGGCTAAGCGCGGTGCTAAGAACCCGGGCGCTCTTGCGGCCTGGATCGGGCGCAAAAAATTCGGGAAGAAACGCTTCCAGAAGATGGCAGCGGCAGGTAGATAATGCCTATCCAGGTACACGGTAGGACCTTTCAGCACTTCCGCCAGGCTGCTGCCCACGTAGCCAAATGGAAAGGCTGGTCCTTAAAGCGAGCCAGTGCCTACGTTGCGGTGGTCGAGCAAAAACAGAACCCTAAGCGAGCCAGGTGGCGAGGCAAGAAAAGTTGAGCCGGCGGACCCTGCTCAGCCAATTAATCATGCAGCTTCTCTCATTTTCATCGAGTAAGCTTCGACGAGCTGAGCCGGCCTGGCTGTTGCGATCGGACAAGAATTATTGCAGCCGGTGTGACGCGGTGTGATGATGGCACGAAACAAGCTCAGCAAAGAGCAGCGCCTTCAGGTCCTGGAGTGGATCGCTGCCGATTATGATACTCAGCTTATTCACCAGTGGATGGAGAAGCGCCACTGGCCGAAAATAGGTTGTAACACGCTCTACATCTATCGTCGTCGCTATGCCACAAAGATCGAGGAGCTGCGCAAGCAGCGGCTCAGCGTGGCGCTTACTACCGGTCTTGCGCTCAAGGAAGAGCGGGTGACGCGCTTGAAAGAGGAAGCGGATCTTCTGGAGGTCATCAAGTGGGAAGCCGACTTGAAGAGCGGTCGACTCTGGAACGAGAAAGCCTGGCGTGAAACCGTACAGCAGATCGCTGACGAGATGGAGCCCAAGCACAACGAGATGGATCACACCGGCACCATTACACATAGAATCGAGTTTGCAGAAGCGATAGAGAAGGTTTATGGAAAGTACCACCCTGATACCCTACCTGACAGCGACTAAAGCAGCCGGCATTCCCCGTGACCAGTCCGACAACTTCGTAGACGCTGAGTACACCAGCCTGCCGAAGATGCTGGCGTTTCATGCTGCAGCTCGTGAAGCCGACCGCTTCGGCAGCCCGAACGTCCTGGGTATCGGTGGTGCTCGTGGTCCTGGTAAGAGCCATGCCTGCCTGGCGCAAGTCGGGCTGGATGACTGCCAGCGCAGGTCCAGGCTCAAGTGGCTGTTCCTGCGCAAGATCAGGAAAGCAGCCGCCGAGTCCATGGAGGACCTGGTTACACGTGTGTTCAGCCACGTCCAACATGAGTACAAGCCCTCCTTAGGTCGGGTGGTATTCCCGAATGGCAGCCGCATTCTGATGGGTGGCTTCAAGGACGAGTCGGACATCGATAACTATATTGGCATCGACTACGATGGGATCGTCGTCGAAGAGGCCAACGCTCTGACGCAGAAGAAAATCGACATGATCCAGGGCAGCCTGCGTACCAGCCGGACGGACTGGCGACCACGCATGTATCTGTCGTTCAACCCGGGGGATATTGGCCATGCCTATATCAAACGAACCTTCGTCACGCCCTATCGAATGAAGCAGGAAAACTCGACCCGCTTCTTCCCTTCGAACTACAAGGATAACCCATTCCTGAACCCGGACTACGTTCTCTACCTGGAGCATCTCGAAGGTCCACTCGGTAAAGCCTGGCGTGATGGGGATTTCGATGTGTTCGAAGGCATGGCGCTGCCCACCTGGAACTACACCGAGCATGTCATCCCACCCTGCGAGCTGCCGTCTCACTGGCTGCGCTGGCGAGCTGTCGATGGGGGATATGCCAAGCCCTTCTGCTGCTTATGGTTTGCCAAGAACCCGGATACCGGCAGGATCATTGTGTACCGCGAGCTCTACCAGGCGCTGCTGTCCGATCGTCAGCAAGCCAGGCAGATCAATGACATGACATTGCCTAACGAGCTCATGCAATTCACGTTTGCAGATCCGGCGCTGTGGGCACGGAAGAATGTCAAGGATGTCGTAACCACGACGGCAGATGAATACCGGGCAGAAGGGATCCTGCTCACGCCGGCAGACAACGATCGCTTGAATGGCAAGCGTAAGGTAGACCGAATACTGGGCAGCCTGCCCGATGGAGAGCCAGGCATACAGTTCTTCTCTACCTGTGTCAATGCGATCAGGACGCTCCCCGAGCTGCCCTTCGATAAGGTCCGTGTCGAGGACGTGGACACGCACGCAGAGGACCATTGTTTCGACGCGATTAAATATGGGCTTACCAATTACCGCCTCCCGGCTGCACCTTCCAAACAGATGCGTCGTGAGGAAAAATCGCCGCTTATGGCGTATACCGATATTCTGTAAGGAGTAGAACAAATGTCTCAAATAACAAATCTATCCGTAACAATTGCAAACGGTGCGGCTCTCTCCGGTGCTGCCAAGCTGAACGGCGCAACGCTCTTAGGCATCGAGATGTCAGCAGCCTGGACTACGGCCGCTATAACTGTCCAGCACTCGATAGACGGTACTAACTTCTTCGATATGTACGACGGGGCAGGGGCCGAGGTTTCGTTGACGGTCGTTGCTGCACACTACGTATTCCTGCCTCCTGCCAATTGGTCGGGCATTATCTATATCAAGGTGCGTTCTGGTACTGGCGCTGTGCCTGTCAACCAGGGTGCTGAACGCGTCTTGAAGCTGGTGTGTAAAGAGCTATGAACGCGAGCAAGTTACTCTTACTGCATGATACTGGAATAAGCTACCTCCTCCGCGACGACTTCAACGACACGCGTGCTGCTGGTGCAGTGAATGGTACGCTTGCCACGCCAGGAGGGACAGGAACAATCGCGCAAAGGACGCGTACGGTGAATGATTCGCTTGGCAACTTGGCATTGTCGGGCGGGAATCTTGTCATTTCGAACCATATTGGTGGAGGCGATCCAGGTATCTGGTATGGCGCTTTTACCCGTACTCCTGGCTTGATGTTCATTGCTGGTGGGCTTAATAAGGGCAATGCCGGGAACCGCACAATATATGGATTCGATTCCGACCAGGCGGGATATGGGGTGGAGTGTGTATTATTCACCTCTGTGGGCCAATTAATAGGTAATGAAAGCGGAGGGGCTTATTTTGGAACATGGGCGATAGCAACAAACTATAGTTTTGTATTAGCTTTACGTTCCGCAGGCAAATATTACTTTATCAAAGGTGGAACGTTTACAAATTGGACTCTATTATGGGTAGCAAGGTTGCTTACAACTGCGACAGTATATCCTGTAACTGAATGTGGTGGGGTATGGGGTGCCGGAAATGATTTACTTAGTTTCTTGCGAATACCCCAAGAATTGTGGTTGCCCAGTCCTCTTGCCTCAGATTCATTTAATCGTACCGATGGTGTATTAGGCAACACGGATGGGGCTGGTCATTTTGAAACCAGCGGATTGGGAAGTGGCGGAAACGGAAAAGCCTGGATATCACAAATAGGGACATGGGCCATTGATACCAATAAAGCAAAATGTACGGTTACGGCAGGGGGAATTGGGATTGCCACCGTAGATTCTGGTGGTGCGGATGTGATTTTACACATCAATCCAGCGGTAGGAACCTCAACTGCCGGAGCGGTTTTGCGATATGTTGATGTTGACAATTATCTGATTTGTTATCACAATAAAACTAACCTGACCCTAATCAGCCGTGCGGGAGGAGTGGAGACAACGTTAATCGATGCGGCAGCCGCCTATAATGCCGCGCGTTATATATATGTTATTGTTTATGGGATAACTTGTGCAATTTATTACAACGATATTCAGATTGGAATTAACCAGGTTGTTCCAGCATCAGTTGCTACATTACATGGTCTATATTCTACGGATACCGATAGTAAATTGGAAAATCTAGCAGTTTGGGCACGTGGCACGGGCGGCGAATATTCAGCCCTAAATAAGTACATTACATAAGGCAGGTGAACCATGAAAGGCTTTGCTATCTGCAATATGGTCAACGGGAAACCGAATATCAACTTTGCCACTACTCCCTGTAAGGGGTACACCTTAGGAGCGCACATCGCGGGGAACTGGGGTGCTTACCTGTTCAGCGGAACACAGGCGCAACTGGTGGCAATCAATGCCTTACCAAACGTATATGGCATCTGTTTGGTATCAGAAGGTATAGTACGGTGGGCGGAGTTGGATGGTGTGATTGCTGAGGCAGTAAGAACCCGCCTCAATACCTGGCTGACCGCTAGGGGATACCCGAACATTCCGGCAGGGTGGACTTACCGCCAGGTAGTGATTGCTATTTACAATCGCATCAACGCTAAATTTGACCTGAACGGGATCGATATTGTGGATGTATAGGAGGAGGTCTTATGGCTGAGCATTTTAGAAGGGTTGACTGTATAGAAATGCTGGCGACACAGAGGGTGCTGACGCCAGCGGGAGATGTTGTTGTCATGAACAGCGTCAAGTCGTTTGGCGCTATCGGTGATGGGGTGCATGACGACACCGCGGCACTAAACACAGCATGGGGAGCATTATCTAATGGTGGTGTTTTAGTTATTCCCTCTGGAACATATTTGATCAGTGATACAGTGAATTGGACAAACAAAGACGATATCACAATCCGAGCTGACAAAGCCAGTATTGTTACTAAAACGGGGTCGAATTTCACCGGAAAGGCAATGGTCAACTTCACGGGGCTGACTCATAGTCAGATTGATGGCCTCTATGTCAATAGTAATCTTGCGGTAAACCTGCCGGCAGCCGGTGTCGTGGCGGGCCGATGGGATGCTGCTGATGGAGGTCTTAATTATTTTAGCAACTGTCAGTTTTCGGGTGCATTCACATTCGCGACTTTTTATGATGTGGGTTCAGAGTGTAGTACCTTTATCCATTGTCTTCTGCAAAGCACTACCATAAAACCTGTGTACTATACCAGCAGCGAAGATGATGCGATGTTGTGTGTACAGCACACCGGGATTAGTAATACTCGGAAAGCATTTTATTCATGCTATTTCGCAAATTTCAGCGGTATAGCCGGTCAGAAACTTGTTGTAGTTGATAATATTTGCAAGGGTTTATCTATACGCGATTCTTTCATGGCACTCTCTGAAGCTGGTTATTGTGTGTCCTTGGAAGGTACAACTGCATCTATGTATGGACTCACTCTGGAAAATATTGACGTGGAGGGAACGAACAAGGCAGGAAGCAGGTTACTCTATATAGGCCAGGATAATCCATGTACCGGCGCAGTGATCAATCAAATATGTTGGCTAGAAGCAAGCGATTACATTATCGAGGCCGCAACTGTCGGATTAATATATTCCTGGATCAATGCTCTCCATTACGGGAACCACACAAAGTATCTGAAAGTTTCAGCAAATTGTTCCTATAACGTAATCATGGGCTACGGCAACGCCCAGATCGACGTTGACGCAGGGAAATATTTTACGGCCAATCATTTGATCTGGATGAGTTCCGGCAGTCCCTTTACTGGAGCTGGGCATTATGGCGAATGGGGGAAAGACGATAACGTGCTCAATAGGATCACTGACTATGACAGCGAGGCAAGTGGGGCGACTAGACGGATGTATGGTAATTATATAGACAGCGCAACACCATCGGTAATGGGGGCATCTATCCTTGATGAATACTGTGCCGCTGCGACAACCATAACCAACTTTACAAATGGCATTCCGGGGCAGGAAATAACAATTGTCGCGGTCAATGGAAATGGGACGGTTCAGCACAATGCCAATATCATTCTTAATAACCATGCCGATTTTGCCATGAGTGTAGTCGGATCAACTCTTACGCTGGTTTATGACAGTCATCTAGGCAGATGGTATGAGAAAAGCCGTATGGTGGCATAGGTGACTTATGACGAACCGAGCTGACCCAACCATATACAAAGAGTGCATGGACCAGGCAACCCTGCTCCAGGCCAACTACAGCCAGCGAGCTGCTCTCTATTCCAAGATCGAGCAGATATTCTTCATGGAGTGGGGCGACCAGGGCAAGTTCAAGCGGCAGGTGGATAACGCCAAGATCACTATCTCACCGGATGGGCGCAATGCTGCCAATGGAGCCTGGCGCTTGATGATCGCCAGCGACCCGGTTTTCTCCGTGCCCTCGGACGCTAACGATATCGGCGCTAAAGCCAAGAGCGAGCCTATCGAGAAGTTTGCTAATCAGATGTGGCAGGTATCCGGGAAAGTAGCTGGCTCACCCATTCACTACGACGCTGTGTTGTCGGCGATCCTTTACAGCGACGTGAATATCGCAGTCACTTCGGTCCAGGAGCTGACCGATTATGCCCAGGGTAAGACGCCGGCATTCCAGGGCAGGATCAAGGATATCGCGAGCCGCACCCCCTACCTCTTCAACGTGTGGTCGCCGACGCAGTGTTACCCGAGGCTCGACCGGTTTGGACTGAATGCTCACTACCGCGTCACACGTATGACCGTGGCCGAGCTCCTGAACACCTACGGCAGCCTGGCCGGTTTCCTGGAAGGCGAGCCCAAGAACAAGGAATACAACAACCGGGAATGGTGGGACCTGGAGCTTCACTGTGTGGGTGTCGAAGGAAATGATACGCCGATCCTGGCCGAGAAACATGGGCTTCCCTTCATCCCCATCGTCTCTGCCGTCACCGAAGGGTCAGTCTCGTTGTGGAGCAAGCCGGAGCAGCAGCGCCAGCCCTTCCTGTACGCGGTCTCTAAGTCCGGCTTTTGGGAGCGCCAGAACCTGGCCTTGTCGACTCTGTTTACCATGCTCTTCTCTATCGGCGCCAACCCCATGTTCGTGTATAAGACGAAGGATGCCAACAAGAAATTGGACGTAGACTTCTCTCGACCTGGCGGCGTTGTTACTATCGAGACGGGTGAGGATTTCGGGCCGATGGGCAAGATCGTCATCGATGCAAGCGTCCTGCAAGGTCTGTCTACTGCCGATCAGAAGATCATCGAGAGCACTATGTACAGGCAAGCCCTGGGTGAGCCCCTGGGTGGCAATCCGGCTGGCTTCATGGTTTCCCTGCTCAACCAGGCCGGCAGGCTGCCGCTCAGCGCTACCCGGCAGCGCTTAGGCTGGGCTATTGCCGAAGCTGTAGAGTTGGCTTTCAAGTGGATGAGGCTCGAAAAGAAAAAGCGCACCGCTAATTACAAAGGTCAGAGCACCACTCTCAAGGCCAGCGATATCCCGGATCCATTGGAGATCGAAGCCCAGCTGGAGATCGACCTGCCGCAGGATCAGCTTCAGATGGCAAACATCGCCAACATGATAAGCCAGGGTGATAACCCACTGGTCAGTCAGAGCTGGGCGCGGGAGAACATATTGCACATAGGCCAGAGTGATGAGATGACGGTCAAGGTCTGGCGGGAGAAAGCTGCTCAGCTGATGGCGATACGCTACTGGATGGAGCAGAAAGCCCAACTGGATCAATTGATGGCTCAGGCTAAACAAGCTGCTCTAGCTCCGATCACAGTCAATGCACCACCGACAGGCGCTCAGCCAGGCGTGCAACCACCGGGAGGACCGCAACTACAACCACCAGGCGGCGTTGCAGGTCAACGCATACCACCGGAGATGCAGCAGGGAGGTGGCGTTGCTGCGCAGGGTATCCCGCAGCCGTTACCAGGTCAAATGCCGCCACAGGGCATGATGCAGGGAGGAGGAATGTAGCATGTCTCTAACCAAGTATCATGCCGAGGACGCCTGGCTCTACGGTAAAGCCAGCTTCGAGCAGTTCCTGGCTCAGTTCCAGGCCGAATGGGAATCGCCAATCGCCGAGACGTACATGAATGTGGCGTTCAACATGCAGCCCCCCGAAGTCCAGCAGAAGCTTCGAAGTCTGGCGCCTGAAGCTTACGATGCTTTCGTCCAGTCGATGAATAGGAAGAAGTAAATATGGCACAATATAAAGTTAAACAAGGGGATAGTTGGGAGAGGATTGCAGGGAAAGTCTATGGCGACCAACGCCAGTTCTTGAATTTGCTCAATGCCAATCCCGGTATTCAAATGCTGAAGAAAGGCATGACCATCAATCTGCCCGAACCAATGTGGAATCCATATATCAGTCCAGAGTTCTGGCAGGCTTATTCAGGGATTGCACCGACCGCGCCCATCCAAACCGCACAAGTCACTAAACAACGACCTGCACCACAACCGACCGCGGGTCCACCACAAAATTTGCAACAGGGTATTCTAGGACCTTATGCACCGACACAGAAGGCGGTTACACCCGCACTTGCACAAACAGGATTACCGCCCAATTTGGCGTATTATCAGCAAGGGCCGTATGCGCCCAGTCAACGGAATATACTTGCGCCTGCGAAGGATTTAGTTGCTCAACCACGACAAACGGCGCAATATAGGCCGAGCATAAGATTAGGGGGGCAGATCACGCCTCCCAGGTGGAATATACTTATGCCAGCGAGAGATTTAACCGCACAACCCACTCAACAACGATCCACACTACAACAACCAGGGATGACACCCGAGGGGAATATACTCTCACCTGCGACCTTTCTACCCGCGCTACCTCAGTGGATGAATCCTAACCGGATATTCAATCCTGCGACCTTTCTACCCGCTCAACATAATGCTCCGCTTGGGCGAAATTATATGCAACCGATGGCTTATTACAAACCGCGCAAAAAGCAGGCTGGAATAAGATACCGCCCGAAGAGAATGAAGGTGTAAGATGCCTCAGCCGTGGTACAGACAATTCAAAAAACCTAAACCGGCTGCTACTACGGGTGGTCGCAATTGGGCAACCTGGCAACCAACCAGCTACATGACCGCGGATCAGGCTAATCGTTTGCAGGCTGCCCAGTTATACAAACGTTACGGTAGTCTAGGCATTCCTCCTGGTACATCACCCGAAGTTATCAGGGCTAGGTTAGCAGCGATGGCCAATCAACCACCGGTCGTCACTATGGGTGCTTTAGGTGCTCCTCCTGGCACATCAGAAGAAGCTATCAAAGCCAGGCTAGCGCAGTTGGCAGCATTCCAGCCGGGGAGTGTCGGTATGCCCGGTGGAACAACTCCACGACAGGCGAGAGAAAAGCTGGCAAACTGGAAGATGAGGAATACACAAAGGTACGGTCAATACGCTGGCTACAAGGGACCAGGTACTAACCTGGCAACTACACCTAATGTTGCACAGGCAGAACAGCCAGCTATGTTACCGTCCTACCTCGAGCGTTTCTACGCTGGTCTAGGTCCGTTCGGTCCTCCTGCACCAGAAGAGACAACTCCATTGTCAACCGGGTACGGTGAGGGTGGTGGTGGGTACGGCGGTGGCTATGGCTATCCCTACTATGGATGGGGCGGCGGCGGAGGTGTCAACATCAACTTCGGCGGTGGTCGGCAACAGCAGCAGATCGCCAGACTTCCTACCACACCGCGGCCAGATATTCAAGGCTGGCTGCAGTCGCTCATAAACTGGAACATCGGCGGGTGACATGCAGCAGACAAACGCTCTGACGCCACAGCAGCGGCAGAACCCCTGGTATCGCCCTGGTTATAAGCCCTTCGATTGGGGAGATCAGTCCAAGAATCCCTTGATGATGGGCTTTCCTCCGTATGGATCTGAGCGCTTGCGAGATCCGGGCTATCAGTCATCCTATTGGGAGCACCCGACTACTGTAGCCAGGTGGTATCACGTCTTAGAGTCTATGCCGCCTGCCTGGGAAGCACCGACCTGGATCAACAGAGACGAGATCACCGCGGCTTACGACTATTACAAAGCCGCCAACCAGGATAAGCCGTGGTGGGAATGGAAGTACCTGCATCCCCAAGATCCGGGCCGTGCTTTTCTGCAAGGCATCAAGCAGCCGCCTAATGAAATGCTGTGGCCCAGCGAGGGCCAGCCTTTCGATAGTGTGCCCGGTGCCCAGGTAACAGGTGGAGCTCAGATGACGCTTGCCCCAGGTGTGACAACCGCGGGGCAGGTTCCTGGCATAGAGCAGATCCCGAGCCCGGCAGAAGCAGGACTGACACCGGAGCAGTACGACGCCCTACCCACCTGGCAGAAGTGGGTGATCCCGGTCTTGAACAGTCCGTTCGGGATGGGCGTGGTGCAGTCATTACCCTTCGCGGTGCCCTTATTAGCGGCTGCTCCGTTCACGGGTGGCGCTACATTAGGACCTGCGGCAGGTGTTTTAGCATTGGGCGCAGGCATGGGCCTGGCACAAGAACCTAAAGTAACAGAGTTGATACAAAAATATGTACCCGCCGCAGCAGGTTTACCGAAGACGCTGGCCGATGCGATGTACTATATGTTCGGTCTTGCACCCGAAGCCCTGGAACGCGTCATCGGTTTAGGCGAGCAGGCTTATGGGACAGCGATAAACCCCGAAAAATATGGCAGCTTCGCAGAGCTGACACAGAACCTGCCGGCAGCCTGGCGCGCTGCGCACCTGACACTTGAAACGACGCCGATCCAGATAGCCAACATCTTCCCCATGATTAGCGGCGAGCAGCAGGCCAAGGCCGGTGAGATATGGGGCGCTCTCGGACAGCCGGGCATGGGTGCGCCGATCCCTGCTCCACCCATGGGCATCGAGGCTCTGGCTGCGTTTCGGCGCTCTTTCGCGGCAGGCGAGGTCAAGACTTTACTGGACCAGGGCCAATTAGGGCTGGAGCAGATCAACGCATTCCTGGCCGGGCAGTATGGCTTCAGTGGTCAACTGAACGAGCTCGTCGGCCAGACTGCCCTGTTTTTTATTGCGCAAGAAGGACAGCATCGCGTCACCCGTTTTGGCATTGAAGAGTATGCCAGGCTGCGAGACAACCCAGAGCTTTTGAAAGCAGCTAAACTTGGTGGCGGTCGTCCGGTCGAGACACTCCAGGCTTACGGTACTAAGCTGATGGGCAAACCTAACGAAGAGCTGGCGCGCATGGGCGCTGTCGAGCGCTGGCTCACCAACGTTAGCAAGGAGGGTGAATACCTTGGATTAGTGCCAGGCCGTGTCAGTGTAACCGATCGACTGCGCAGCGGCATAATCATTGGAGGCATAGGTGCTATGGCTGGCTTCGCTCTGGGTGGACCAGGAGGCGCATTAGCCGGTGCTATCATGACCTTCCCCATAGGTTTCAAGTCTCAGTACATGGCTCAGCTGCGCCCTGCTGCACAGGCTAACGAGGTTGTGAACGGTGCCGGCACCATCGCAGCCGGGGTAATCGCCATGGGCAAGGATGATCCCCGTATCATTGACAGGTATGTAACTGGCCTGGCTAACACGCCCCTCGAGCTCTCCAGGGAGTTGAGCGTGGAAACAATCATGAGCCCGGTCGGATCCGCCCTACCGTTATTCATGAAGGACGTGGCACCACAGGTTCACGATCTCCTGGCCTCATACGAAGCCTCACGTCCGCAGGCTGGCATAGTCGAGAAGATAGCCAGAGTATTAGGCATCAAGCCCGAAGAGGCGATCCAGGAGCTACAGAGCGCCAAAGACGCCAACAACCTGCTTGCCAGAGTGGTAGAGAAAGCCCGGGCCATGGTTGCCACCGACGACAACGCCAAAGCTATTGTCGCTGCCTACGAGGATGGGATCAGTAAAACCCCTCAGCTGCCGCCTGAAGCACAACTGACCGCGGATAACCTGAAGAGCATTACCAAGATGTTTGCCGGGGACGATGCCGTACCCCTGTCGCCTACTGATTTCAAGTCGGATACCTGGAATATCATCATGTCGGGAGCCGACGAATGGGCAGCCAAGTGGTTCAACATCCAGCCTGAGCCGACCTGGGCTCGCCTGGGTGCCACCATGAAAGCGGCTCAGAGCGTGGTCCTGCTGGGCTTAAACCCGACCTTCCTGATAAACAACTTCCTGAATAACTTCGTCACCATGGCGGCGAGGGGGAATTTCGGGCTGCGTACACCCGAAACAATTGCCCGATTTTGGGAGCGAGTAGGGATCGAGCCAGCCAGGTTGAAGGCCGGCATAGGTCCTACCGCGTTGGGAGTTGAGAATTTCAAGCAAGCCATTCGAGCAGCTACCGTCAAGCCAGGCTTTCTAACCAGCGCCGATCGCTTCCTGTCAGAGAGGGTCGGTAAGTTCATGCTGATGTCCAAGCTGAGCATGGAAGCCGAGAAGATGGCCAGCCAGCAGGCACAGACCCATAGCTTTATCAAGGCCATGAACATCCTGCACCGCGAGGGCGTGGGCTTCGACCGGCTGCCGGGTCCGCTCGAGGATATGCTGAACACGGTCAATCCGAAACTGTCAAACTTCGTCTACGCGGCTATCAAGGGCGGGCTCAGCCAGGCAGAGGTAGAAGCGAACCTGTGGACAGACTTTACCAGACTGTCATTGGATCAGGGCATCCCGCGTTACGTCGAAGAAGCGCGGCGAGCTGGCGTGGATGTATCAGAGACTTCCGTGCGCTCCATGCTGACGGATCTTGGGATTTTCGACCTATTGAACGAAAGACTCAAGGCAGCAGGCGACAATAACGAGCAGATCAACAGCGCCTTCAACGAGGTCGACCGTGTTGCCAACGACTGGCTGAATGAGCAGAGCCGGGGGTCCTTGCAGAAGAAGGCCGTCGATGTGGCTGTAAAAGTCAAGACCGAAGGGTTTGCCGGCGTCGTCAAGCTGTGGGATGAGATGCAGCTAGGGGCCGCGGAGCTCTGGCACCAGCACTTCATGGACTGGCAGGTAGCTATGGACCAGGCCAGCCGATTGACAGGCGAGCAGGCCAGGGCCGTTATCATCGCTCAGCGGTCGGCAGCCAGTCAAACATGGGACAGAGCCTGGAAGTCACAATCTGCCGAGATCCTGGGTATCTTCGAGGGCCTGGGTATCGAGAGTCAGGCTGCCAGAGATACGCTGGGCCACTTCATTGACCAGGCCGATACGTGGAAAGCCTTCTACGCCAGCCGGGATAAGCTGACCGATCGCTTCTTCAACACCGATTATGCCGATGCTGCTACGCGCACGGCAGCCTGGCGTGATCTGTCAGAGCAATTGCTCAAGATGTACGTTGACGCTGGCGTGGATGAGGTCAAGCACCAGAACGCTTTGGACAATGCCTTCGTAGAGCAGATGGCTGGAATCCATGGTGATGAGGTCGCAGTCCGGGCAAGAGTCTGGCGTGATCGGATGCTGAATTTCTACAAAGACCGGGCCGGCATGATGAGCACCCACCGGCAGTCCGTGGTGGATATGACGCCCGATGAGAGACGGATGGCCTGGCCCAAGTTCCTGAACGACCAGTACATGCCGTACCTGCGCCAGTTCTTCCAGGAGCAGATCAATGGAGCACATGAATTATATGGATACGCCAAACCGCCGACCGAGCCTCCGACGCCGACCGTGCCGCCCATGCCGATCCCTCCGACAGCGCCACCAGCTGTTCCGGCTGCACCTCCACCGGTTGTACCTGCTGTACCGCCAGTTGCGCCGCCTGCCGAGATCCCATTCATAATAACCCGCCCGATGCGGGAGCAGCTGAGCAGGCAATCCTACTCGGCTAATGAAATTGCCAGCATGACACCGCGAGAGGCACAGGCTAACATCGACCGCGGTACGCCTAACCCTGACCGTGTTGCTGCGTCCTTCCCTGCACCCGAGCCCACGCCCGAGCGTCAAAATACAGTCGCACAAGTACGCCAGGTCGCAAGTGAAGCCGGCTATGCAACCTCGGACGAGAACGGTTTCTACGTCCCGGGCGCCGATCGCCACATCCTGAACGCGATCAAGGTCTACGGCGGACCGGAAGCAGCCGGCTACGAGAGCCTGGCCGACGTTTCACCCGAAGTTGCTACCAGAGCATTCAAGAACAAAGAAACTGTCTTGGCTGAGCTTCACAAGGTCACGCCCGACATGGAAGCGCATAACAGGCTGGTCGAGATGTCAAGGATGCCGAGTGAGGAGCTGGCTGACTATATCAAGACTCCGCTGCGTCAGATAGCCGAGGCTATGAAGCACGATCTTTACGGCGGCCTGGTGCTGCGGGGTAAGGCCAACGAGATCCGGACACCGGAAGGGACAGTCACTGTACCGCTGGCCGGCAGTGAGAATATGGAGTGGTACGCGGTTCTCTATAACAGCGGCATAAAGAGCAAGGGGCAGGTAGAAGCCGCGCTCAATCGAATTACCGAGGGCACCGACACTGCCAACCTGAAAGCTGCACAGATCATCAAAGAGGTGATCCTGAGATGGATGACCGGGGATCAGGAGAACTTCTACACCGATGCACGCCCGGGCCTGCTCCTGGACCTCGGACGTGAGCAGGACGCGGTAACAGCCTACAACAAACTATTCGAGACAGGCGAGGCTGGTACTTTTACCGATGCACAGTGGGTAGAATATGCCGGCAACGCGGATATCCTGGCTAAGGTACAGGACTTATGGGGTCAGCGTATTGCCGCGCAGCCGCAGCCGCACCCTGTCGAGGCAGCACAAGAGGGCTTTATCATGGGGGCTGGACGAACGGTTATCCCGCCGGAGACGCAGGCTATCATGGACGCGATAACGCAGCGAGAGCACCTGCTCAACCGGCTGACCGAGATCAAGACTACGGTAGATAACGGGGTTTCTCTGCTCAGCGCGGGCGACGCCAGAGAGATGCTGCGTAAATCAGCCACAGATATATTCGGTTATACGCGGGAAGAAGCCGATACATACGTCGCTCTTACCGACGCCAGGGCTCAGGTCTGGGCTAATCGAAACGGCAGGAGTGCCAGCGAATGGTACTCGACCAGGTTCGGCGGGTTAGTCCAGGGAGGGGTAGCGGGTGAAGAGGTGCTGTATCAAGCCCCGGCTACTCCGATCTGGTACTCGCAGCTCCAGAAGGTCGTCGAGAGTATTCCCCAGGAGCGACTGACTGCCGAGCAGCTCCGCGGCATGATCGCCAAGGGTGGCGTCAAGGCTGACGAGCTGAAGTGGACCGGCTTCGACGAGTGGCTGAAAGGCAAGACGAAGATAACCAGGCAGGAGGCGCTGGACTATCTGAACACCAATCGGGTGAACGTGGAGGAGACGGTACGAGGGGTATTGCCTGACACGGCTATCTATGATAGAGCAATCCAAGACCTCGTAGAACAGCGTAATACTATTGTAGATAAAATGGATCAGGAGGACAATCTACTAAACTCTGACTTGAGAAAGGTTTTACCTACTGAAGAGGCGGAAAATATTAGTAATAACTGGACACGTGGCGGCGAAGAGAGAGCACGCCAGGTTTTAGGAAACGAGCGGGTCAATCAATATTCAGATTTGGTTGACCAATTTGAGCAATTAGGCGAAATAATCAGTCGAAAAGAGGCAGAGAAGCTGGGTGCAGGGACGCGCTTCGACATTTATCAAGTTCCTGGCGGGGAGAACTATCGAGAGCTACTGCTGAAGTTACCTGACACGCCCGGAGCAGAATATGTCTCCCCTCATTGGGATCAACCTAACGTCCTTGCTCATGTCCGCTTCAACGACCGCACCAGTGCCGATGGCAAGAAGGTTCTGTTCGTCGAGGAGGTACAAAGCGACTGGCATCAGGCGGGGAGGGAAAAGGGGTATGGTCCTGATCCATTCGTCAGACAAATGCAACAAAAATATCACGATGTTAACCCACGTGATTTAATGACCAACGAGGAACTAGGACAATGGGTGGAATTAGGACGCCCTGCGTTTGGTGGTGAGTTTGTCCCTCCCACTCCCTTCGCCAAGACCTGGCCCGAGCTCACCATGAAGCGTGTCCTGAGATGGGCTGCCGAGAATGGCTACGACCAGGTGGCATGGACGACTGGCGAACAGCAGGCAGATAGATACCGCTTATCTCGGTATTATGAGCAGATTCGTTACAGGATATTGAGTGACGGAACAGTAAGTATTTGGGGAACGCCTAAAGGGGAAGCGGAGGAACGTTTTATTGCCCAGCCAAAACAAAGGGATTTAGCTGACTATTTGGGCGTAGACATTGAGAAGAAAATCCTCGATGACTTTGCTAAAGACGTCAAAGCGGAGGGTGTAATTACTGGTGAAGGTTTGAAGGTTGGCGGCGCAGGGATGCGTGCCTTCTACGATGAGATGCTGCCCAATGTCATGAACAAGTATGCTAAGAAGTGGGGAGCAAGGGTTGGGGAGACGAAGATAGAAACAGGTACGCCTAACTGGAAAGTAGAACACCCTCAATATGGCACGCAATATTTTAGAACGGAAGAACAAGCACGTATTTTCGCTCGTGCCAATGGATTAACCGAGAAGTTAATAATAAGTCCAGTAGCACCAGTCACCGTCCATTCCCTCGATATCACCCCCGAAATGCGCCAATCGGTATTAGAGGGACAGCCGCTCTTCCAGGGTCCGAAAGGGGCTATCGAGTTCCTTAACGATGGACGGGCAATCATCCATGCTATGGAAGCGCCCGATGTCTCGACTCTGGCGCATGAGATCGGTCACATCTTCCGGCGCGACCTTGAAGGTGCAGACTTGCGCATTACCGAAGAATGGGCAGGCGTTCAGAACGGCGTGTGGGAAGCTGCACATGAGGAGAAATTTGCACGTGGCTTCGAGCGCTACCTGGCTGAAGGAATAGCACCGACCACAGGATTACGTGCAGTCTTCGAGAATTTCAAGCGCTGGCTGCTGAGAGTTTACACGGCAATTACCGGATCACAGATCGATATCAAGATCACGCCTGAGCTGCGGGGCGTGTTCGATAGATTGCTGAGCGAAGCACCTACTATACCTCCTGGGCAAGTGGAGATGTTCAGGCCAGAACAGGTCATGCCGCTATTTACTGGCACACCGATGCGCGGTCAGGAAAGTATCTTCAGACCGACCGGAGAAGCGCAGCCGATCATGCCAGGTTTGACAGAGGCTTATGTACCCAAGTTTGGCGAGGGTATCAGGGTGAAACCTTACGAAGGTCTTATCCCTGGCACAACCGAATGGCTGGCGTTCTGGAATGCGCACCCTGAGTTACAACAGGAGATGCTACAGTATAGAAGCCAGTGGTTCGATACCGACACCGGCCCCAAGCGTCTCTTCCAGGGACAGGTGCAGTCCGCGGACGGCTCAGTAGAGCAAACACCTGCCAATCAACAATTGCAACTCCCCGGCATGGGCGCTATGGGCGCAGCCGATGGGCTTCAGACACAAGCCCCGATCGCGGATATCCTGGACAACGGCTATACTACGCGTGTGAAACCCATCCTGGATGGGCTCAAACGCTACTACCTATCCCCTGAATCACGCCTGCCCACCACCGTCAAGGATTTGAATACTGCCTTGCCTCTGGATGTAGCACGCGATTTACGCTCTTACCTGGGCAAAGTGTACGGTCAGATGACCGATACCAAGCTGGCTTCTATCCGCTATGCAGAGATGAGGCGTGATTCGGCGCTCCTGAACTATAACAAGCGCTACGGGTTCGATAACGTCATCAGCTTCGGCCTGCCTTACGAGTTCTGGTACACCAGGAACGCCCTCAACTGGGCATTAGGAGCGATCGACAACCCGTTATGGATGGGAACCTACGCTAATTTGCGCCGAATGCAGCGCAATATGATACAAACCGCAGGCTTTCCGACCCGATTGAAGGACAAGATGAAGATCTCCATGCCTTTCCTGCCCGAATGGATGGGCGGCGGTGTATATGTGGATCCACTCAGGCAGATATTCCCCTTCGAGCAGCTGGCCAGGCCCTGGGAGCAGGCGCAGAAGGACCAGGACGCGATTACCCGGCGAGCCGAGCAGAACATCCAGCAGATGGTCCACGATGAAGAGATCAGCCAGACCGATGCTCAGGCTGCGATCCAGGATCACGCTGGACTGATATGGGAGAAGGCTTACACCCAGGCCAAGATAGACACCGATGCCGATACAGCCAACCCCTACGAGTTCATTAACCTGATGATGGGATGGGCTCTGCCGATCCAGTGGGCTTACTATGGCCTGACCGGGCAGAAAGAGAAGATCAATGCGCTGCCGATCACACGCATGGTCAACGCGGTCACGTCCAGCCTGGGGATGAACAAGGGTCGCGGTATCAACCTGGAAGGCCCGATCCGGCGCACACTTGGAATGCCCGAGCTCAACCAGTACGACGACTATCGAGTCGACCGGATGCTGGCGAACATGGCAGCCGAGGGTATCGTTACAGCCGACGACGCTACTCGTGCGATGCTGGACCGCACCGGCCCTGCATTCCTGCAGGCTCAACAGCGCGTGGCGCAGATGGGGGCGTGGTCATACTTCGGCGCACCGGCTGCGGTGGACTTCTTCCCCGAAGGCGAGGCCACGCAGCGAGCTCTGCAAGGCGAGTATCAAAAGGCGCTGGAAGTCTGGATGAAGGATAAGAATAGCACAGCCATGCAGGACTTCTTCGACAAATACCCGGAGTACGAAGCGCGCATGGCGCTCTACCGCGATCCCGAAAGCAGGTTGAAACAGTTCTTGATCTCGGAAGTATGGAACCGCTACAACGGCCTGCCGGACCTGTATAAGAAGCAGCTGCGCGACCAGCTGGGCGATCTGTTCAACCAGGCTTTCTTACAGAAAGAGACACGCAGCTATGACAGCATCAATACTCAAACGCTATCAATGTGGGCACAGATCATGGGAAGCACCCTTCCAACGGCGGCAGGCACGATACCGGAAGCGCCGGTTACTCTGGCTTCACCCCAGGTCGCCCAGGCTTACCAGGATTTCAGAGATGCGGTCAATCAGAAATGGCCGAGCGTCTACTCGACGCTAGATATCTATTACAGGATCCCACCCGGCAAGGTCCAGGACGCGTACGCCAAGAAGCACCCTGAGATCGATGCCTATTACAAGTTCAGAAATGATTTCTTTGCAACTCACCCCGAGATCATCCCATACGCGGCTGGTGAAGAGAGCAAGATCGCCGGTGCAAAGCCGGAGATCCAGAAGCTCTACTACGTGTTCATGGCAAGTCGTGACCGGGATTTCCCAGGCGTTATGCAGCTTCAGGACCAGTATTACAACAAGCCAGCCGGTAAAGAACGTACGGCGTTCAGGTCAGGGAACCCGATGCTGACCGCGTATTGGGACTGGCGGCGTGAGTTCATGCGCCAATACCCACAGATGATCCCTTACCTGATGAGCACCGAGAGTCTGGCTTCCGCGGTATTGAACGAACCTGTGAGCGCACCCGCGGTACCTGCCGTGGCTGCACCCAAAGAGCTGCAAGAGTTTACACCGGCGCTGTTACGTGCATTGCTAGGCTATTATCAAGCGGACCAACCCCTATCTGCAGGCGCTCAGAAGGAATTGCAGCGGATATGGACACAGGCTGGACGACCTACCGGAGATCTCAAGACCTGGCTGGAGCAGGTTGTAAAACCCTTATTCGTACAATAAAGGTTTATATTTTATCCCCCAGTTTTTTGTGCGTTCTTCATATTCCTTTTTGCGTCTTTCGTTATCCTTAGACCAATCCAGAACTTTTTGGCTAAAGAGAGGACTGGCTAATTTTAGAATGTCATAATAACGATATCCGCTCTGTCCCCACTTATTGGATGCCTCTGGATTGGATTCAAGATAACTTATAACAAGATCATGGCAAATCAAAACCAGAGTGTAATATTTTTGGGCCTCATCTCCCGAATATAATGCAAAACTTTCAGGCAATTTCATTAAGTTCTCTGCGCCCGAAAAACTTAAATCATATTTTTTATATAGGTATATGTCCACCAATCATCTCCGCGTGCAGGGGAAATTGGCAAAGTGCCGATGTTCTGTTTTCGCCCACTTTGGTCTAGGAAGTAGGTGGTTAGCAAAACATCGGCACTTTGGCGGCGAATAAAAAACCACCCAAACTTCCTAGACAATCTAATTATAACACTGTTGACTTTTGACCTGCTTTAATGTAAGATATAGTTAATAGAATATAAGTTCTGCAACACGCGTAACCGCGCGAAAAGATCGCCGGCGCTGTTTTTACAACAGCGCCGGCGTTTTTTGTTAAGGAGGCAACACATGGGTAAAGACGACAAGCCCGTTCCCGCTCAGGCACCCGGGCAGGTGCCAGGTAAGGCTTCAGCTCCACCGGAGCCAGTGCAAGGAACAGGGACGGCGCCCGAGTTCGTAACCCGCGAAGAGGCAGCTCGCATGGTCGATGAAGCGATGCGCAAAGCGCAGTCCAGCTTCGATATCGGCCAAAACAGGTTGACAAAAAAGGTCCAGGCCCGGTTACAGAA